CTTCATCTCCTTGTGGTCCTTGTGGTCCAGTTACCCCGCCTATACCCCGAGGACCAGTTGGACCGTTTGATGGGCCTGTAGGGCCTGTAGGGCCAGGTCTTTCGTACCCTGTTATAATGTAGCCACTGTTATACGGAGTACCACCATCTAACTGAGTAGTTCCTCCAAATTGTTCAATAGGATCTCCACCGTCGAGGTTAACGTATCCTTCTCCAGGTGTACCAGAAGGACCTTGAGGACCAGTTACTCCCTGTGGTCCGATATCTCCCTGAACACCCTGAGGTCCGAGAGCACCCTGTGGTCCCGTTGCACCACTCGGTCCAGTAACACCTTGGGGGCCTTGAGCACCAGTAACACCTTGGGGACCTTGCGGGCCTTCTGGTCCAGTTGGTCCAATAATTTTTTCTGCTGCTTCGTTAACTAGGGTAATTAATTGTTCTAGTTCCATTTTCCTGGTTCTAGCAGGCTCGTAAGAAACATCAACAACTGGAACAATAAGTTGATCTGTTAATGTACTTAAAAATGGTAAATTGGTAATTCTTGCCATAGGTTATTCTCGTTCTAGTGGTTGATCGTTTTCGTCGTCTAATCTGATCCATCCCTCTGGACCTAGTATATATTCGTCTATATCTAGCAGATCTCCCACCGCTTGTCTACTGAATATTAGATATTTAGCTGCATCATTGTCTGCACTATTCTCAACAATCAACCGATCGATTTCAAAATCTACTGTGTTAAATTTAAATCCACTACCTTTTATCTTGCTCATGACTAACTTGCTGTTTCCAGGCAATGTATAGCATAAAGGCACAACACTGATGTAAGTTTCTGTTCTGTAATCTTCTGCTTGTTGTGTTCGCATAAATCGAGGTTGAAGATTGTTCTTTACACCAATAGTAGTCCAGTCGAGCAACGTTATAGATTTAAGTTGCTTTCGCATATTAAAGATGCTACCGGGATAATATAATTCGTCAGTTGCTGTTAAATGCACAACTGATTCTGCACTTATTCCTGCACTGTTAACAAATTCGTCTACAACTTCTACATATATAACATCATAGACATGATTGCCCGCTGAATCTTTGGCAATAGCAGATTTAACTTCTCCTAGTCTAATTCGTTTTCTATAGAAATTTTCCTGCAATGCATAGTAGTATTCTGCTAGATTTATCTGTTCTAGACCAAATTCTAACACCATCTTCATATTACGTTGCACACCAAAATTAACATCTTGATTTCTATACATTAAAGATGGGGGAAAAATATTATCGTTGTTAATAAATTGTCTAAATTCGCTACGTTTTGCAAGACTTAGGAATGGTTTGAAGTAAACTTCGGTATATGTTAGATTATTGGATTTGCTTACAGCAATACTAAAAGTACCAGTTGAGATTTCAGTATTTGCAATGTCTTGCGCTGCAATACCAAAGTTAAAAGTGCCTGTGGAACTATTATATCCTACTCGACCGACAATAGTACCATCATTTTTTACCTGCAGACCAGTTGGCAAAGCACCGCTTACTAGCTCGTATTTAATTTCTGATACTGAGCGTGTCTGTGTGGCAGAGACTGAAAATTCACTGATTTCACCAGTTTCGATGCTGCCCAACGTGCCCGTACTCAACCAATTTAACATTAAAATGCCCCTATGCAGTATTTACCTAAAAAATCATTAATTTATAAGGTGTGATATCATGATGTTAAATAAACATATACTTTAATTAAAGGAAAAGTAAAATGGAAATTTTAATTATATTAGCTGTGCTGGTTATTGCATGTTGGTTTCTCTTTTTTAGAGAAAGTTCTTCTGTTTCAGTTGCAGCTCCTTACAAGGTTGAAACACCTCCTACACCAGAACCTGTATCAGTTGTAACCAAGACTGCAATTCACGAGTATCCCGACTCGGCAGCTATTACGCCTGTTTTAACTGTTGTAGAAACTGCTCCTGTAGTAGAAACTGCTCCTGTAGTAGAAGCTGCTCCCGCTAAGAAGCCACGTAAACCACGTGCTCCTAAAGTAGTTGCAGAAACTCCAGCCGCAAAAAAAGCAGCCCCTGTTAAGAAGGCTGCTGCAATTAAAGCTGCTCCAAAAAAGCCAACAACTCCTAGATCAAAGAAGGTTTAATCTTTTAGCTTGATCAGCAAGGGCAAAGCTCGCAAGATTTTTGCCCTTGCTTTCTGCCATAATGTCGAATTGATCTAAAAAGCTCAGTGCCCATTCATTAACTGCTGAATTCCAGTAGAAGTTTGAGTGTGCTCTGAGTTTCTGTTTTTTGTGTCCAGATTCTAATAGTTGTACATAATCGGGCAGTGTTTTGTCACAATGTCCGGGTAGCCATTCTTCGCGGCTAACTGAATAGTGTGCTACAGGGCGGACACCTCGCCAACTGTCAATTACACGTAGAACTCTATCGTCGGCGGGCTGAATGTATTCTCCTGTACGGACCCAGTGATGGTGTAGGTCTGGTACAAGGGCACAATGTTTGACGAGCTCAAGACTGCTTTCGATTCCCCATGCGTTCTCGTCGTTTTCGATGGTAATACAATTTCTTGCTTCTGGAGTGAGTCGTGAAAGAGTGTCGATAATGCCGGCTGGACCTCTTCGACCCGAGATGTGGACATTGATTTTAAAGTCCTGAAACGATTTACCATATCCCATCCACCGGGCCATATCCACATGATATTCAAACTCCTCTATTGATCTATTTACAATATCATCTGACTCAGATGCCAACACGCAAAACTGGCCAGGATGCATAGACAACCGAACACCCATCTTGCGAGCCAAATCTCCCACTTTTCCAAATTCTCTTTCACAATAGTTTCGGACAGAGGGATCCCGCCAATGCCTGCTCCAAACTGGCTCAGTATAAACAGGTAAGATATCGCTGCTGAGTCGTACCATTCTAAGATTTTCATCAAGTGCTCCTACACGTTGGACCAACTGCTTGACGGATTCAATGTTGCCCTTCATTAGGTCCCACAATTTTTCCTCCGCCGCACGCTGGCTCTGTCTATTTAACCATGCAACAGTGGTACTACTTGTATTGTATTTCTTAGCATCATCTGTTGGCTTGATGCCGTTAACTTGTGCAGGAGTATCGATCCATTTACAGGCAAAACCTATACGCTTCATATGTTCTTTCAAGTTGAGTATATCTATAATTATACACTATTTTTGTGAATTAGCCTAAGGTTAGTGGGAGTTTGCATTCCTATATCTGGAAAGAAGTTTTTTGAATACACATCAAATGCAATACCTACTCGTAAATTTCCAGTAAACGGTAAAGTTTCGTGTTCCAGGATACAAGAAAATAAGTGTATATCACCCACCTTATTGGGCATGGAAATTAGTTCTTTTCCGTAATACAAAGTATCACTAGGTGCATCACCGTACAAAAACAAGTTGCCACATATTGTTTTGAACACATTTTTCTTAAACATGTCGTTTTCGATAATAGGAGAAGCATGATGCATATGTCGCTCAATGCGTTCTCCATTTCGAAATATATTGGCCCACATTTTTACATAAAATTCTTCACCGCCGATTATGTTGCTAGATGCTTCAACAATACTGTGTTTTATTATAGTAAGTTGTGTAGGCAATAAATCTATCAAATTGTAATAATCGTGCCTTGCTGTAATGGTATTTGCAGGAACCGCAGGATACCTAGGAGCACCGAGAGACAGTATTTTATTTTCTAACGCAAGAATATCACTAGTTAATTTTTGACAAATTGCTCGGTCGACTGATAGGTATCCCAGTAGATTATTTCTAAAATCTGATATTCTATCTTCGTACTTTAAACCTTCTGAATGCTCCAAGTGCCGTCCTTATTGTCAATCCATTCTAATGTGTCACCTTCTACCCAGCCTTGTAGTTTAAGCATATCTTCGGGCAAAGGCAGGATAAGATCACCGGTCTCCGGATCTTCCTCAACAGTCACAGTCCAGCTTGTCATAGTTGATTCCTTGTAAGTGCGTGATAAACTAAAAACTCTTTGAAAGCCTTGTAGACAGCGGCCGCCTCATTATCGTCTGCAGGAACTTTTACTCCTCTAACATAAAATCCATCTTCGGCAACTCTAAGAGTCTCGGATTGTCCAGAATGGAATACAATGTTATTTTCTGGAGGAGCAGTTACTGAAAACACTGAAATCGGCTGTGGAGTTGGTTGAATAGTAAACATTTCTGGAAATAACTCGCTAACTTCTTGTGCAATAAGGCCGTGTGTCATGTTATTATTTTACACGATTGTTCGAAAATAGTCAATAGTCTTGATTAGACCCTGTTCCAAATTAATTTTTGGTTCCCAATTTAATCTTTCTTTGGCCAGTGTAATATCGGGTCTACGTTGTTTTGGATCATCTTGTGGCAACGGCATTTGAAGGATTTTGCTCTGACTTCCTGTAAGCTCAATTACTTTATGTGCTAGCTCCCACATAGTAAACTCTCCAGGATTGCCGGTATTGACAGGTCCAATAAAATCATCGTCGGTGTGATTCATCATCGCTTGCATAGCATCTAGTAGATCATCTACATAACAAAAACTTCGAGTTTGATGACCGTCACCGTAGATAGTAATGTCTTTGCCTTGCAGTGCTTGAACAATGAAATTACTGACAACTCTGCCATCATTCTGTGCCATTCTTGGTCCGTATGTGTTAAAAATACGTACGATCTTAGCCTTGACATCGTGTGTGCGATAGTAGTCCATGAACAATGTTTCGGCGGCACGTTTACCTTCATCGTAGCAACTACGGATACCAATTGGGTTTACGTTGCCCCAATATGACTCAGGTTGTGGATGTACAGTTGGGTCACCGTAGCATTCGCTAGTACTTGCCTGTAGAACCTTTGCTCCGGTGCGTTTAGCAAGTCCCAGCATGTTGTAAGCACCTAGCACACTTGTTTTCATTGTTTGGATTGGATCCCATTGATAATAGAATGGGCTTGCAGGGCAAGCTAAGTTATAAATTTCGTCTACTTCTACATACAAGGGAAAGCAAACATCTTGTCGGATAACTTCAAAATTCTTGTTATCTAATAAATGAGCAATATTATTTTTACTACCTGTAAAATAATTGTCAACGCAAAGTACATGATGTCCTTCGTTAACTAGTCTATCACATAAATGGCTACCAAGAAACCCGGCTCCACCTGTTACTAAAATTTTCTTCATATTATGCCTTGTATTTGTTTAATAAATCTGGAGAGTGCTGCTCTTGTTGTAGAACAATCTCTTTAGACTTCATATTTTCTAACTGTGCAGTTCTGGCTCTTAATTCGCTAGAGCTGTAAACATGCGTCCTTTTATGATAATGCAATTCAATGTCGTTGTCAATACACCATTGTTTTCCAGTGAAATCTCTATTTAAATATTCGTCGCTTAAGAAACGAATATGTATTGTTTGTGTTTGCAACAACTGTAATAGATCAAATTCAGTTTCGTAAATTAAAATTTCATCTACATACTTACAGGCCTGTAGTTGAACATATCGTTCGTATGCACTTTGTACTGGTTTGTTTTTAATACCTGGTCGATCTACAGTAGGATCAATCTGCAATGCAACAATAAGATAGTCGCATAATTGTTTTTCCATTTTAAGCATAGTTACATGGCCGGCATGTAACAGATCAAAACTACTGCAATTAAATCCTATTTTCATTCGGCATCCTTAACTGACAAAATTGGGGCACCTTGAATAGGCCACTCAATGCCATACTTATTCCAATTAAAATTTTCTTCTTCATCTTTATTGTAAGGTCTATCGACTACATATTGTACAACAGCTATATCAGATAAAACAAGATATCCGTGTGCATATTGCGGAGGTATTAATAAACCACAAGTTTCGTCTAATTCTATGCCAAACCATTTGCCGGTGACGGGCTCTAATGCCACATCAAATATTTTACCGTATACTGGCATAACACGCTTAAACTGATTCTGTCTGTGCATTCCTCGTAACACATTTTTAGAAGATGTTGCAATATTCAATTGACGAAAGGGCCAACCATCAAGGACTGGTCCACGCATATTGTCATTGGTAATTTTCCATAGCTCACAAAAGTCTCCTCGACTATCTTTATGCTTTACATGTTCGATTATTTCTAATCCAGGCAGAAATGTACCAAACGTTTTTCTACTCATCTTTTTCCTTAGGAGCAATAATTCCGTATTGTTTATATAACCAATGTACAAATGTTTCAATATCTTTGTTAGGGTATGGATATGCTTTATATGCTATAGTTACTCGTTCTAGCCAATCCTTATCAGTCATCTGCATTTTTAATTAACTCCACTACTTGTTTTGCGGTTGCTGGTGCTAATGTCCAACCTAAATGTCCGTGCCCAACATGATAAAAAATCTTAGGATCTTTTTTACTCTGTCGAACAATGGGCATCATATCGGGCGTCATTGGACGCAGACATGCCCACTGTGTGTAATCATGTGTGTTAATGTTGGGAAAGTTTGTATGTACCCAATCTAACAGTGGCTGGATACGATCTCTGCGTATGTCATAGTTTTCGCCTGCAAGTTCCGCAGTGCCTGCAACACGCAGTCGATTGCCTAGTGTGCTGGTCACAATCTTTGCTTGATCATCTAACAAACTAACCTTGGGCAAATACTTAGGATCAACATTATTGATAGTGATACTATAACCCTTGACAGGATAGATGTCTAAAGTATCACCTGCAGTTTTTGCCAACTTAACGCTGCCTACACCGTTGGCAACGACCACTGCATCATAAAAACTAACATCTTCAAGGTGTTCTATTTTCCAGTCATAGTGAAATTTAACACCATACCTATAGGTTAGTATTTGTTCCATTTCGTAACAGAACTTATGTATGTCGCCGGTCCAATCACTAGGAGTCCACGCACCTCCTACAACACCTTCTATACTGCCCAATGCAGGATCTATGCTTTTAGTCTGCAATGGTGTTAGCATGTCCCATTCGCAGCCATTAGCGTTGTATAATCCCTTTACACTGTGAGCATTTTCGAGATATTGCGGATCCTTATAAAAATGTAAAATACCGCAATTACGTTGATCGAATTCGAGACCTTCTTCTTGAATAATTTGTGCATACAATGCTCTGGCCTGTATACCCAGTCGAATAGTTTCTGCTGTGTTTCTGGCATAGTCGCCTTTGGCAGTATTCCATAGAAATTTCATCATCCACTTCCACTGTGCCCAATCGAGTCTAGGACGTATCAGGAGTGGAGCGTCTTTCTTGAACATCCATTTGATACCCTTTTTAACATTGCTCCAAGTAGTCCATACTTCACTGTTACTAACGCTAACCTGCCCGCCATTAGCAAAACTGGTTCGCATAGCCGGATAACGTTCCTGTTCGTAAACAGTTACGCTATATCCGTTTTTAACAAGATAATAGGCTGTTGTAATACCGGCAATGCCAGCACCAATAACTATTACACTTTTTGTTTTATGCAAGTCCTAAATCCTTTCGAATTTTAGTTGCACTAATACTATGGACAGCATCGTCGAACGTTTCTTGTTCAATTTTATATCCTACATCACGACCGTAAGTAATGTTTACGATGTTAGGAACAATTTGTATTTCGTATTGTCCTTGATAGAGCATATCCAAGTCACGCTTGATAAAATTCTTTACTTGATCAATAGCGAAGGGATTCGATCCTTGCCAACCTTGGCAATCGCGTATTTGTATCACAACTTGTCCAGTTTTTGCAATAGCACGTTCAAACAATGCACGATGACCAGCATGCCAGGGTTGCCAACGTCCTAACATCTGCACTGTTTCTTTTTGCCAATCAAATACAGGCCTGCGTCTATTATCTAAAATGTGTCCAGCAATAAACTCGCCCCACTTTTCTCCGTTTTGTTCAGTGATACGAAAATCGTAGACTTCGGGCGGGATAAAGGCTTTATTAGTATCTTCATATCGACCCTTGTCAATTGTGTCTACCCATATTGTCCAATCAGCTTTAAAGTTGTTTCGCATCTCAACTAGGGGAGCAACAAAATCACAGATAACATAATCGACATCGATCATCGAATCTGCGAGTTCTCGCATACGATGGCTTTGTCGAATACGACCTTCTGTACTAAAATCCCAGTCGTTATATTTTTTACGTACATCATCGGCATTTAGCCAAGCTACACGTTTTTTTTCGTTTTGTAGATGTTCTAGTATATGCTGTGCTAGATAAGTTTTGCCGGCACCGGGCAATCCCATGATTAAAATTCTTTTCATTATATTATCCTTCGTAAATAGCACTATTACCAGCATGTTCGAACACTTCTGCTGAACGTAGTCGAACACCTGCGCCTACCGGATAACGAGCTTCAAACACGCGACCATCTGGGTGTGTCCAACCTCGACCTTCTTGATAGGCAGTTAAGATCTCATGCATAACACGATATACCAATTCGGCAAACATCTCACAGCCTACACCGTCTACAATACGCAGATCAATGATGCCCATGTTTTTAAAACCGCCTTGGATCTTGTTTAATTCTACGAATGTGCCACGTTCGGGATCATCTTTACCAATGATCATAGTGTGATCAAACTGCCAGTCGGCCCACTCTTTAAATGCCTTGAGTCCACCGAAGTCCATAACCCAATTGCGGTCGTCTAGTGTTTCTGATTCGAAAATTAATTTGATACCGATTGAGTATCCATGTAGCATTGAGCAATGACTGTGAACACTGCGCCATTGTCTAAAACAGCATGACAGCCCTCTGTCGTTACCGTAAGTTTTTGTTGAAAGATATTTTGCCATCTCTAGTCTCCTTAATGAATGAGCAAGTTTGACGACATGCAGAATTTATAAAGCGGGGTGAATGACGTAAGAGTCCGCTGACATGATATTTATTATTGTGATCGATGCTCAACAACTTTATCGGCAAGACCATATGCAACTGCTTCGTCGGCACTTAGAAAGGTGTCAAACTTCATGGTTTCAAAAAGTTCTTCATAAGATTTGCCTGCGGTGTTGTGTTTAACATACAACTCAGTTAGACGTTTGTTAATGCGCTGACTTTCTTCATATGTACGTTTAGCATCTTCGAACTGTAGTTCTTGGACATGAACACTGCCACGGGTGCCTGGGGTACCTGAACTAACACGATGAATCATTGTTCGGCTTTCTGGCAGAACAAATCTCTTACCTTTAGCACCAGCATTGGCCAAGAATGAGCCCATTGACGCAGCCTGTCCCATGACATAGGTGCATACGTCTGGTTTGATAAACTGCATAACATCATAGATACTCAAGCCAGCAGTCACAAGTCCACCGGGACTGTTGATGTAGAGATGAATATCCTTCTCACTGTCTTGGCTTTCAAGATGTAACAATTGTGCCACAACTAGATTAGCAATATGATCATCAACGGGTCCATTAAGGAACACGATACGCTCATTGAGTAAGCGACTAAAAATATCAAAGGCTCGTTCGCCTTGTCCGGTCTTTTCGACCACCATTGGTACTAACATTATTTGTATTCCTTATCAAGTGTTGTATTAGTCAGGCCAGCAACGACCTGGAAATTATCCCACGCTTTTTTCACTACGGGATTGCGATCTAGTTCTTCACTAGGTAGAACTGTTTCGAGCCATATTTCTGATCGACGAGCAGGATGTCTGCCAAACTTGCGGGGTTGATGTAGTTTCCCATCTTCCCACAACATTATGCTGACACTGCGGAACTTGTCTTCATCTTCCTTGTTATTGAAGTCATAATGACCCCATTCGGCTCGACTCATCCCACCGTAGCAGTAGCCTTCCCAAATGCTGGCCCATTGTTTGTCATCTCTCGGGTCAAAGTCTGTTCGAGAAATTACAACAAGAACATCTTCAATATCTACACGTTTCTCGACAATATCAAGGACACATCGGCTGTAACTTAGACCAACTTTCATTCTTTAACTCCGAATGTTTCTTTGATATCGTCTCTGATTTCTTTGAGAGCGGCGTAAGTCCACTCGCAAGCCAGTTCACCGGAACTACTATTGCCAACAGGAATGCGATATGTTTCAATCTTGTCAATACATTGATTAATAATCAACTCGGCAAACTTTTCGGCATGTTCTACACCCATCCACTTACCGCTAGTATCTGTTCCAGCCCGTTTCATCAGAGTTTCAATTTGTTCTCTCATTCTTTAAATCTTTCTGCATAACGTGCATCTGCTTCTGCTCTATGAGTCGGGCATAGTGTTCTAATCCAACCTTTGCCACCTGCCGTGCCAGGTGCGCCACATTCTTCGCAACTACGATCGGCCCATGCTTCTGCCATACGAACCATACCTTGTATTGTATCATCGCCGCCTTGATAATAGAAACGCAAACCGCCAAACTTTTCTTTGATCTGTTCTACTACTACCTGTTCAACAACGGGACGGGTTTCGCGGTTCTTATTCCACCAATCGGTATGGCTCTGAATATTGGCACACAGGCTTTCGATAATGGGCCACCAACCTTCACCGATGGCAAAACCGCCGTACTGGCCTGCAAACATCTTGGGATACTTTTCTTCCATACGTTTGCTAAACTCGTCGTACTCGTCAAATTCTTCACTCATTTTCTTTATCCTTTTTATCTTCAATAAATTGATGATATTTAAATTGTCCTACAATTTCTCTCATTCGAGAGGCATATCTAGGAACTTCTACAGTTAGCTTCCATGCAATAGCATCAAATTCTTCTAGAAGTTTATTCTGATCCGTTCGATCCATTTTCTTTATCCTGTTCGTGTTGCTTAATCATTCTATACAAAGGCTCCATGCGTTCTTGAAACACCTCGGGAGCTTTCTCTGCGGCACGTTTCATATCATATTCTGCAGGATAGTGTCGTAGGATGCTACGAGCTTCTTGCCTGACCTTTTTAGGCACTCGAGGATAGTTTATTCTATCCTGAGCTAGGTCTCTCAAGAATCTTTCCGCCCACATTACGGATCTATACCGCTCGTCAGGCAAGGTCACGACTAGCCTTCCATTGATCAACTTTAGCCATCATACCCTCTGGGTTACGCTTGTGTTCTTCAATAGCCGAACGAAGTGCTTCTTCAATAAACTGATTGAATGTCATATCGCGTTCATGTGCTAAAGTCATGTACTTGAGAAGTTCTTCGTCTGTTAAATCAATAGCGATACTAACACGATCGTCGTAATCCTCGCCTGCGGCAATAGCAAGAGCCTTCTGCATAAAGTCGTCGTCTACTTCTAGATCGACATAGTTA